CTTTTCGCTAGTATTAACAGATACACCACTTGTAACATTTCCTGCTAATTCAAATGCCATATATTCGCCACCAGTACCATCAGTGTTTACTTCAATTCTACCTGAATTACCATTTTGTTCTGGCACTTTAGCAGTATGATTAAATGTAATATTGGAGTTACCACCACCGTCATTAATAGTTAATCCAATAGCTCCACTACCTACACCAGCTTCAATGTGTGATGTTGCTGCAATTCTACCATTTGCACTATTTGGATTTGTGCCTATACCTAAACTACCAGAAGCTATTTTAATATCTCCAGTATTAGTTAATTGTGTTCCAGAAAAAGTAAGATTACTTT